CTCTTCAATGGCAGCGCGAGCCAACTCTTTGGCTTTGGCTTCAGATAAATTCGCTCGCACTCCACCAAGATCAAGATTGATATTTTGCAGCGCCAAGCCGACCCGCTCAACCATCCCACTCATATCAGCCGCTCCTGCTCTTCCACCTTGAACGTCTTGCTCAATTCCTCGAATAGCATTGTGGCTATCGCTTGCCGGGGCTGCGCTGCCCGCCGGTTGGCCTTCGCCCGCTCGTGCATGTCGGCAAGGTGAATCCTGTCCATCGCCTGCAGGAACTCCCCGCCGAACCAGGAGGGGTGCGCAAGGAGAACATCGGACACGGCCCAGATAATCGGTGCCACCAGCATGCGCTTGTTGTTTTCGGTTTCCACGATGCTGATCAGGGTCGATCGCAGATGCTCCGGCCCGTGGTCGCGCAATATCCGTTCCAGCGTATTCACCGCGCAGGTTTCCATCACGTCGCGGTGCTTCGTTACGGGGATCACTGCCACGTTTAATTCGGAGCAGATGCTCGCGAGGGCGTCGGTCATGCCTCGTGAAACCGCATCGTTGGCCCGTGGAAGCGGAGCGTCCGTTGCTCAAATGCCTTACCGCGGCGTCGCTTCAGGCAGATCACCTCAGCCTGATCCTTGCAGCGGAACATATCGGCTTCCCATTTGGTGGTTTCCGCCTCGGATCGCCCGTCAGGCTTGTTCCGCCGGAGCCAGTTCTTTCGCTGCCACAGCCCTATGATCCAGTCGCAGTCACGTTCCAAACTTGGCGCGTCGGCGTCGAGAACGTCCGGCGTCGGATCATCGCGGCGTTGCGCGCCTCTTGTGCGCTGGGCCAGCACGATTACCGGCACTTTGAGGAATTTGGCGAGCTTTTTCAGATCACGGGTTATTTCCGCCATGCGCTCGAAACGGTCACGCGGCTTGCCTTCCGCCTTCACCTTGTCGAGCTGATCGATGATTACCAGCGAAAGTCCCATGGTTCTTTGCATCCCGAGCGCTTGCGCCTTGATCTGGCGAACGGTCATTTCCTCCGCATCGATGATGTGGAACGGCATAGTCCGCAGTTGTTTTTCGGCGCGGACTATTTCCTCCCACTGAAAAGCGTCAAAGGCTCCCTCGTGGATTTGATTGACAGATATCCCGGACAGCGCGGCCAACTCGCGGGCCGCCATCTGTTCATCGCTCATTTCGAGCTGCGTAAACATCACCGGGCGTCCGGCGCCGGCAACATGAACCCCGATCTGTGCCGCAAGCGCGGACTTGCCGTCGCCCTGGCTGGCGATAATCGCCCCAAGGTCAGACCCGAGCATTAGCCCGAGAATTTCATCCAGAGGCGATATGCCCGTGTTGAGGCCGGATACCACCTCGCCCATCTGCGCGCTGTTGGCGTGGCGGGAAACGAGGCTGGCAACCTCTCCGATCGACTTAGGCCGCGTCGGCGAAGATACAGCCATGATGGCGTGAAGGCGTAGCGCGGCCTCTGCGGAGATGTCCTCTGCCTGCTTCTGGTTTTTGCCGGTTTCCTTGTGCAGCCATACCGCCAGCGCATCCAGTTGCTTCAGCGCCGATCGCTCCGCGAGGAAGCCCGCATAATCCGTAGCGCTCCCGGCCTCGTTGGCGCTTTCCTTCAGCGCCATGAGGACGCCGACGGTAGGGCTCTTGTCCTCAAACTCCTCCGGCAGATTTGCCTGCAGCGCCGTGATGGTGACCTGCTTGCCGCGCTCGGATAGATCGCGGATTGCGGTGAAGATGGCTTTGTGGTGCGGAAGCTCTATGCAGTCCGTGGTGACGATATCGTTGATCGCCCAAAATTCGTGCGGGGACCGCAGGAGGCAGCCGATAAAGAAACGTTCCTGAGCGGAGGCGTCGTAAATCATATGCGGCCTTACCACGTAACCTGTTCAACTTCGGTGCCTGGGACCATCCATTCGCATCGAGATGGCCACCAAGACTCGCCGTATGTGACCAAGGCCGCGTGCGGAGAATATAACTGGCAGGCAACGTGGTAGCAGATGAACTTCATGCGACCTCCCGCGCATGGGCCTGCCAGAGTTTTTCATAATCCAGAAGCGGCGGCGGCTCTTGCGCTATCGTAACAGCTACACCTTCGCGCAAGGCGCGAGCGCGTAGCGCTTCAGCGGCTTTCCGCCCGGCCGGCACAGTCGGCACAAATTCATGGCCATGTTTTTTTATAGGGCGATCACCGTCTGGATATATCACCAGAGATTCCACGCCCAACGGCACCTCAAATCCGATCAATCCCGAAGTGCTCATGCACGGCCAGATCGGGTATTTGAAGTTGATCAGAGCCCACGCCCCTAATCCTGTGCGCAGCCCCTCGCACACGCCAATGCGCTTGTTCATACCGCCCAAGCGGACAGCGCCGCCGGCTACTGGCCCCAAGGCTAATTTTTGCTGGGGCACATCCGCCTTGCGCCCGTCGGCACGGATGAACTCCCGCCAGATGCCTGTCAGTTCTCCCGATACGTCATCCACCCTTGCGACAAGCGCGGGCATCTTGCCCTTGCCGGGGTATTGAAGGGCGGGATGGAATCCAAGTACCGGCGGCCAGCCATCGGGCGGCGTCGGAAGATGGAAAAGGTGCAGGTATTTTTCCGCCAATGTACATTCGATGGGAATGCATTCGTTCCAGATGCCAGCGCAGAACTCTCGGGTGTCCTGATCTTGTGCCGCTTCCTGCGCCTTGCGGGCTTCTTGGGCGCGTTCGTTTTCAACCCGCCGTCTGTTGCGCTCGGCAAGTTCTGCTTCGCTCAGCGGCTTCGCTGGGCCGCTGGGGCATGGCCCTGCTAGACGTTCCGCAGCTTCCTTCCAACTGAGGTTGCCGAGATGCATCGCAAGGGTAATCGGAGACTCGCCCCCGCCATGGCCGCGGCAATGCCATTTGTTTTTCGTGACGTGGATCGCCAGCCTATCGGTTCCGCCGCAGTTGCAGCACGGGCCGATGTACTCTTGCCCCGCCTTGCGGAGCTTGGCGTTGAACAACTTTGCGGTCGCCAATAAGCCGACGGCAACAGCCCGTTCCTTCCATTCGGAAAATTGGGTTTCTTCTGCGACGCTCATGCAACCTCGCGCGCGAACAGGTCCGTCTTGCTCAATTCGCCGTTAAGGTGCCATGCGATGCCCACGGCCTCTCCCGCGTCCTTGGATTTCAAACCTGGCACCAGCCGTTGCGCCAGCTTCAGCGTTTCCTCTTTGGTCGATCGCCCGTTGCCAGTGAATGATTTCCGCCACGTCGCCTGATGCACCTCGCGGCAAGGAATGTTGAGCGAAGCGCAGAGTTGGATCGCATGCGCCCGCAAGCCGTACAGCCGCAGATAGGTTTTCATGGTGACAGGGTTGTGCGTCTGCCCGGGCTTCGCGTTTGGGCGCGTGTCAGGTGCCGACAGATTTGTCACAAGCGGCTGCTCGATCGCCACCTCCTGAACCTCATGAGCAACGAGCATTGCGCGAAACCAGATTCTGAAATTATGGAACAGCTCCGCATCTTCCTTGCCCGCCGGGCGGTGCGCCTCAACGTGAACCACTTTGGTCCCGTCAAGGATCGCAACACCCGACGTGCTGGCAAGATCGAAGCCGGCAACGATCATCAGCCGCGCCCGACGCCTTCCAAGGCGGCTTCGTCGGCGCGTTCCTTGTCGGCTTGCTTCTGCGCGGTGCCGCGCAGATCGCGGTCGTCATCGTCGGTGCCGTTAGGAGCGTGGCCGGCCGCTTTCGCCGCAGCCTTGCCGAGATCGCCCAGCGCTTCGCAGAGCGTGGCGTAAGCTGCGGCATCATCGATGTCGAAACCGTCGGGGATGGCCGCAGCCTTTTTCTCCAGCGCGCGTTTCTTGACAAGGCCGCGAAGGGCTTTCGGAGGAACGCCGGCATCCTTGGCTTCCTCGTACACCGACTTGATGTCCTCGCGGCGTTCGCGGCACTCCTGCATATAGGTCCCTTTAGCGGATTCAGCGTCCGCATTCAGAGACTCGATGCGTTTAAGGAAGGCTTGGGCCTTACCCTCCATAGAGTTCTTGGCTAAGGTCATGCTTGTCTCCTTCGTTGGTAAGAATGTGACAGCGCAGCTTCCATCGGGAGGCCGCGCCTCAATCGGTTTGCGATTGTGGTCGTGTTGACGCCAAATCTTTCGGACGCTTCCACAAGGCACATCTTCTCGCCATTCACGACGATCAGATTGTTTGTCGAGATATTCCGCTGCTGCTGTTTACCGGTCGCCCAACGAACGTTGCCGGGTTCATAGTTTCCGTTGCCGTTTGGGTAGCGGTCTATTGAGTGATTAGGCGACGGGCGTTTCCCAACATCGGCAAGGAAATTCTCGAAGGAGTTTAGCCAGCGTTCGCAGACCTTGATGCCTCGCCCGCCGTATCTGTCGTAGCGTGTTGCTTTCGGATTCGAACAGCGCTGGATCATGTTGTCCCAGCAGCTAAATTCCACAGATCGCGACTGACGATGCATGCCCCGCACACAGCCGCAGCTCACCGTGTGCCCCGTCCGCAGATTTTCTGAAACGACAGTGCGGCTTTGTCCGCAGTCGCAGATGCAGTTCCAGCGTATTTTCTTTTTTCGGTTCGTGGCGCGCGCAATTACAGTCAGCTTCCCGAACTTTTTGCCGGTAATGTCGATTAGCCCGCTCATGCTGCGGCTCCGAGCGCTTGCCGCAGCAACTCATTTGCCGCGGTGTCGAGTTTCTGAATCCCCTCCTGCTCTGCGTAGGAGCGGACGAGGCGGGCTATTTCGGGGTTGAGGGTGACGGAGCATGGTTCGGTAATTTCCACGGGGCGGCTTTGCCCGTGAAGGCTCATCGCTTTTGCAAGATTCGAAAAGCAGTCCCACTGGTCTGGTGTCAGGCCCATTACGCGGCGCTCCCGAATGCGCCGCCGCGAGATTTTCCCAACTCGACAAATTCAGGCTTTGTCGGCTTGCGCGGCGCTTGCGTGCAGATCAGGAAATGCGCCTCGCAATAAGAGGATGGCCGCATTTCCCCGCCGATCATCCGCCAATGAATCGGATGGCCGCAGAACACCATCTTTGCCGGCTCATTGCCGTAGACGTAGCGGCGCTCGCCTTCGCGCAATTCCAGCATCGTCTTGTTGAGCGGCACCACGTCCGGCGCGTCCTTGCAGACGAATGGCTCGGGATCGATACCGGGATTTTCGGCGAGCTTCTGCCGCTGCTTGATGCCGTGGATTACCTTGAACTCAGCTCGCTTGGGCTTTTGGCTGATAAGGCCTTTGCGTCGGGCACGACTGGCGACCGCACGGCGCGTGTATGAGGTGCCAAACTGTTTGTTGATAGCTCGGGCTATTTCGGGGAATGAGAGCCGACCCTCAGCGAGAAGTTTTTCGAGCATCTCGTGAGGCTCTTTCTGCCAAGGTATCCTGTTAAATACCATCGTCACGTCCCTGCTGCTTTTGGATGTCAGAAATGGACTCGCCGCTCTCGACCGAATCCGCAAAATCCGTCCACCACCTAGAACGTCTGAGCCACACCGCTGCGCGCTCTTTCGCAAATGCGGCAATGGCATCCGCCGCGTCGATGACGAGGGTTTTCAGCACGGCGGGATTTGCCCGTTTAGATGTTAAGTTCGCCTTGTTCATCCTCATCCAGCGCTTTCTGGATGAGCTTCTGTTGCCGGCGCAGTTCGGCGCGCTTCACCCCGCGCTTAAAACCAAGCCACCAAACTGGTTTCGCGTCGCCCATGATGTTTTCGAGGATGGCAAAGCCAGCATCCGAGCGGAGCAGCGCAGCCAGATCATCGGCAGAAATCGAATACTTGTTCGAAAGCCAGTATTGGATCATCCGGTCGCTGGCGCGGCGTTTGCCGACGGCCATGCGAATTTCGTCCAGTGGCTTCTGACGATTAAGCCCGCAGAAGCTACGCACGGCTTGCATGACTGAGAAATTCGTCTGCAAGCCAGCTTCGTTTCTGGTGCAAAGTTCTTTCGCTCCCGTTTTTGCATTTCTCGCGCTGTTGATGCTCACTACGGCCATGATGCAATCCCCGGTTCAGACGGCCTTTGAGATTTTGGAGCGCTCCGATAGGCTCCGGCCGCAGCATCTGCGGGAGGAAACGATGGGCAACGGTGAATATGACAGGCGGCAAGTGTCGA